GCAGCAACTAGGTACAATGAAACTTGATCACTATCATGTGATCCATTCATCTTTCGCATACTCCTCCATAGAGGAATGTATGCTGTATTACGATAGGCGTCAAGAGACGACTATCGTACCGGAGGCCCTGGAGAAGTACATCTCGGGGACCCACAACTTGTATCTGAAACAGATACCAAGTTGTATGACACTCCGTAAGGCGGGCGGTCCCGTCTCACGGAAAGTGGAACCATTCCTCTCTGAGGATGGATTCCTTCTGCCGTCCCTCGACAATGCGGGGGAGACAGTAAACGACAATCTGGAACACTGGTTCCAAGATGCCGTATCCGACTCCATGTCCCAAGGGGATATGGAGGATATACCTGGTGTCCTCGAAGAGGAGACCAGGAACATCTACGAGGATCCCTTTAGGATCCTCGCAGGGTATGTCTATGCCTCGCAGTACTGCGAGGATAAACCAAAAATAAACGTCTGGGCCGGTGGTTGCCACCGGCTACAGGGAAAGATTAGACCCGACCTAGTCGGTTCTAACCGTAAGAATGTAACTTGGTTTACCAAGATACATGATCATAAAGAGAAGATGACTCTTCTCTTTAGACACACGCACTGGGGTGCAAGACTCCAGGCGGCGCGGCACTCTGTGCCAGGGAAGGACCCCATGCGGAACTTCTCTAATACACTCTTTAGAAGAATATCGTTCTTCCTAAGAGGAAAACCTGATCCTATCTGGACGAAGGATGAGGTATCCAAGTTCGCGGAGTACTCCACGGACCGGAACACGACCTATAGAGCCCAAAGGCTCCTAGAGGTACTTAAAACCGTTGATGGACTATTTCTACAACGGTTTCTCTCATATCCAGAAGAAGTCTGGACATGGGAAAAATTCGATTTGTTTGTCATACAAGCAATATCGATCTTACTCACCGACGAATTCATCGACGGTGAGCTCACCTCGTTCTCCTTAGAGAACCAGGTGACGCATTACGAAGAACTAAAGAGTTCTCGTAAGAGGTTCAAGCAAGTTATACACTTGGATGAGCCGGTCAAGGGGATCCTTGACATGGATAACGCACCAAGGTGGGTTAATTCCTTCCTCCGCCCTATCTGGGATAGGGCGGTGAGACATGAGGGCTTCTCGAGGCTTTACCTCGCAGGAGTCCTGTCCCAGACGCGCGGTTCTGGGACCCCACCTCCTCTCGTCGTCTTACGAAGCAAGAGGAAGTTCCTGCTGTCGGTCTCAGGACCGCCACCAGTGATTAGCGATACGCAGCGTGGCCTAGTCACCGCTGCGTTCGACGATATTATCGGGTCTATACCCGACCATATCTTTACGGGGCTGGACACAAAAGCGCGTGTCACAGTCACCGGCTCTGCCTGTTGGGAATCCACCAGGAAGGAGGGCGGAACCGCCCAGGCCATACTTGAGCTTATGCTTAAGTATGACGAGATGCCCATCCCCATAAGGGACATGGACACCGGAAAAGTACTCAAATACTCCTCTAAGGAGGGATTTGAGAGTATCGGGACAGCCATATTTCATGCCTGTCTCGATGAGGTCCTCCATACCAAGCCGGAGGAGCTCAGGGAGGTTCTACTGACCATCGTCAGAGAACCTAGCAAGGCTCGCGTCGTTACAAAAGGACGCGCAGCACTGAAGATTGTGTTAGACACAGTCTCCAAAATATGCTCATGGCCCCTTAAGAAGGGGTTCAAGAGTTCAGAATCCGGGATGGGGAAATCCCACCACGGATGGAATCTCTTCAAGGACTTTTCCTCAGAAGAGATGTTTGATCTCCTATTCTCTGAAGATAGAGAGAGGAGGGTCGAAGACACGTTCAATGATCACATTGATCGCGTCCAGTACTGGCAAGACCTTTGGTTTTGCAGTACAGATTACCAAGAGGCGACTGACCGAATGGTACATGCCATCGCCAGGATCATATCCAGGCGATGGATGCAGAAGTGCGGCATTCCGCAGATCCTGCAAGGAATCGTGTTTGAAGTATGCTTCAAACCACGAAGAGTCTACTTCACGGCCACAGGGCCGTTGAAGGACATAGGTCACCCTTCGGAAGGGGACACACGGTACGTCACGTTGTACAACGGCGTACTTATGGGGGATCCCTTAACTAAGGTAATCCTCCATTTCACGAATATTATTTCGCGAAGACTCGGCGAAGGCATGGCCTCCGGCGAGATATTCAAACGTTTTCAGAATTCCTCTGAAGCGTATGAGGTCTTCATCACTTCCATGATGAGTGACCGTACGCCCATCATCCCCACTGGGATGATGGGTTTGTAAGTAAAGGCTCC